ATAGAAGCGCAGCTTTCTGAATCTAGACAGAACAGCGCCGAATCCTTGATACAGCCCTTCCATTCCTGGAGGCGCACCTCCACCTTCAGCCATTGCACGAGCTGCTTCGCTTGAGGCCCAAGCTGCATGGATTGGCTCTGTTCCTGATATACGTGCTTTGTTCAAGAGTTGAGAGTTGAGCGCTGCAATGAAGCCAGCACGCACGCTTGAATCCGTCTCTTTCTCGATGGCAGTACGAAGCTGACGAATCCCTGCATCAGCACGATTGAGATCGAGTGCTCTCTTCTCTGCAGGTGCGGCTTGGAAAGCTCGCTGTATCTCGATCAACTCGCGATCATCTGCTGTTAAACTAGTGACTGGATGTTTCGGATCTTGCCCGCTGAGCTGTTCGAGTCTCCGTCTCCCCTTGTCAGAGAAGAAGTTATCCCAGCCGTCAGTCGTTCCAACTCCAGTATTCTGCTGCCACCAGATGATGTTCTGTTCATGCAGTCGAGCCATCATGTCGCTGATGCGGTCTCTATCACGAGCCCGCCAGATTTCCTCTTGGAGAGCAAGTTGCTTCATGAAGTGCTCGTCTGCTATCAAGGTAGGCACAGCTTGATAGGCACCGAGTTGTGCTCGACGCTCTGGAGTAAGAGAGTTGATGTACTTCCCAGCAAGTTGAATAAGACTACCTTGAACAACTCCCGCCGCTCCCTCTTGTGGCTGCTCACCAGTTAGAGTCTGATAAGCGCTACGCTCTGCCGTAGTCGTACCTACGTCGCCGGGCGCTTGACCTGCGACCACTGGAACCACTGGAGAGAGTGCGAGCTGCCTCGCAGCCTCAAGTGGAGGTAGATGCATCGCGCTACCGAGCCCGAGAGCTGCTAGCTGTCCAGGTGATGCGGTATTGATCGCACCAGCTCCAGCCCTCCTTATGACAGCCTCTGGAGAAGGCTTAAGCGAATGAATCGTGTCGAATATGTCTTGAGGAATGAACTTGGCATTGCTCTTGTTGAACACGCTTTCAGGACCATTGATATACGCAAGGTCCGCAAGGTTCTGCAGAATCTCTGGATTGTCAGCAACAGCCTTCCTGAACGCATGTCGCTCTGGTGCGTTCGGAGCAATAATCTCTGCGAGCCCGCCACCGATATTCTTGAAAGCTTCAGCGAGTTGCTCGCCGTAATTGGGCAGTACGATTGGGCCTGTCATGCTTTGATCCCTTTGACGAGACTACCAGCTCCTTCTGCAAGTCCACCAAGTCCCGATGCAATCTGCGTGAAGTCAGAAGGCTGTATGGATGTTGTGCGCGGCGAGATACCTCTTCCAGATAGCTGAGTCAAGATATTCAAGAACGGAAGAAGAGCCTGTAACTGTAATTGCGATGTTTGAATCGCAGCCTCTGGAGCTGCCTTCGCTCTGTACCCGGCTTCAGCATAGGCTGCTGGCGTACCGAAGGCTTGCCCTCCAGACGCTCCGAACCGAGCCCGCAGGTCAGCCACATCCTCAGCCTGCTTTGTCGCAATGCTGGTGCGCAGGGCCGATCCAGCTCCACCGCCTCCAGGCGATAGAACATCTGTGAGTCCACCTAGGAAATTATCAGTAGACCCAACAGGATTGGCAGCGTCGAAGCGTTGCCCTGCTGTAGGCTGTCCACCAAAGTTTCCACCAATTACACTGTGGAGTGCATTGATGAAGTCTTCGCTCAGCCCAGATAGAGCAGCGCTGCCGCCTACTTCTTTAACCTTGGGATTCATTTAAGACTTCCTCTCTTAGCAGCCCGAAGAGAACAACGTCAAACCATTTTCCCTTGTAGTAGGCGCCCTTCCTCTTCTTACCTTCATCTTTGAATCCGAGTTGAGATACGAACTCAAATGCTTGCTTCGTCGCGTAGACTGGAATCCAGACATTCAGTCTCACGAAGCCATAGCGCTTGAATCCGTATTTCAGCATCTCTTTTACTAAGTGCAAACGTCCACGATGCCTTCTATCGAAGAAGGAATAATGAACGTCTGCTTGTTCCTCTGGGATGATATGCGTAAGGTAGAACATTCCTACGAAATCATCCACGATCCAGAAGAGCCCTGTTGGCTCAATTCCGTCTGGACCTTGACGCATAACGACGTCGATGAACTTGGCGAAGTCGTTATTTATCTCGTTGCCAAAGAGTGTATCGAACTGACGCGCACGCTCCCACAAGGTGCGTAGATTGCCTATTGAGAGCGGCATGAAGCGAACAGCACGCTCGATGTTACCTTCAGGCTCTTGACACACCGCACGCAGAATAGGTTCGTGGTCGATCGCAGTTAGCACTATGTCCTCGATGGGCCAGAAGGCTGAATGTGAACTTCGTATGACAAGATATTCGGCGCTCCATCGCTTGCAAGAATACGCCAGCGAAGAGAACGTGATTTGATCATGCGAGTGTAGCGAAGTATGGAATCTTCATCTGGAACCATCGCCATACTCTTCGCAAGAATCCAAGTCTTACCGTGATCGCGAGAGTAGTGCAGCGCCAGCGTGCCCGCGAGCTTCGATATGAACTGTACTCTTATCTCGCAGAAGTACGCATCCACGGTTGGAGCTGAGAACTCTTTGCTCTGCAGATCCATTGTGAATGGGACACCGTTATCTTCGTCAACTGTGTCCAGCTCTTGAAGAATCTCACCGTCCGTATAGCCATAGTAGCGAGCTGGGCTGCTTGCAGGCTGTGTATTGACTAGGCTATCGAACGAACCCACCAGCTGATCGAATGTTCCAATCAATTCATCGAATGAAAGCACGCCCTCGAACGAGGAGTCGATATCGTTGATCGAAGCTAGAAGATCAACTTCGTCATAGACCCAAGCTTTCGTCCGAAAGTTGAAGGTCCATGTGCGAAGAACCGACGTTCCCGAAAGAGGAATAGCCCATGAACCTTCAGAGTTAATTGGATCATAACTCCCGAAAACGTTCTTGGGCTCACTGATTGCTCTGAAGAGATCCTTCTCGATGGATTCTCCGATACGTTGAATACCACCATCGAGCTGGTAGGCCCAGACGGTCGAACTCAACGTATCAATGAACGCTAGGCCACCTGGAATTACGAAGCTCCCATAAGGACAGTCGGAGCCTACTCCAGGCACAGCTGTGTAGAAGTTGAACGGATTGGATGCGATAGGCTGCTTGGTTCCAACCCAGATGGATTTTTCTCGAATTACCAGGAGAACGTTGGTGAGTCCAAAGACCCCTGTAATGAAGTCCGCGAGATCGCTTGGTGAATCCACCAATGGAGACTGACCAGTCGATACATCAGCTGGAGCATCGTCCGGCCATTTTGTAGTGTCTCCATCAGCACACCAAACGAGTGAAACAGGTCCATTTGGTTGAGCAGGTTCTACACGATAACCTCCGACAAGACGGTTATAGAAGCCCGTCAAGTATTTTACTTTCGGAGCATTAGGTCCTGCTTCTTTGTAGGTACCTGCAACCGTATCGAGATTCTGTACCTTGTCAACTCCGTTGGCAAAGAATGCTTTGTTGAGAACTACAACAGGCTGAAAACGATTATCGTCTCCACCTGTAAGCGCGCCCCCAGTGCCTGCTGCATAAGCTGTCCAAGCAATAGCACCGCGCTCATGAATTGAGCTCTTAGTAAAACGAAAGAGATGTGTCACTCCATCGTTTGCCTTGAACAAGAAAACTTTTAATACTTTGGTCGAGTTCGGCTTAGCTGGAGTTAGTAGAACGCGCCCTGGCCTTCTTCCTGTTACGTCGTAACGACAGCGGGCATTGAGCGCTACAGTGAGTGCTGCGTTCTCAATATCAACTGCATGGATCGAAGATACGATCCCTTTATTCACACGGGCTTCCACGAGCTTAACACGCTCTGGAAGCTGTGGCAGTTGAGGAAGTACGAGCTTTCGCTGTGGGCTCATAGTGTATTGCGGCAGTCTGGTGTATTGTAAACAACTTGAGCACCGTATAATCTAGCGCCTGCGTTCGGTAGTACAACTTTGAGGAAATAAGTTCTACCACCTATTACTGCAACAGGCATACCAGAAGTATTGATGATCTGGATTCCATTGGATGCTGTCGTAACTGTTCCAACAGTTGTAGTTGCTGGTGCAGCAGTGAAGTCATTGTATCGGATGCTTCCGGTAATATTGCCTCCGCCATTTCTGTTCACAAGGAACGATACAGTTACTAACGTACATCCAGCTGGAACTAACAGAGGAGCATGTACATCCATTGATACGCCATCATTCGATTCCAGGTAAAGATCAGTTATATTAACAGCAAAACCAGTGTTACCTGGTCGAAATGCTCCGTGATGAATCGTTTGTGATTTACCAGCAACGTTCCCAAGAATCTCTGGATTTACTGTGATTGGATCGCTAGTAAAACCTGTTGTCCAGCCACCAACAAGTGTTGCCATTCTTTGTTCAATGTCCTCCCTTAAGTTCCTAATCTCGTCATCAGCCGTGTTTGCGGCTTGACCACCAGGAGGATTAGCTTTGGTCCACACCCTTGCGTATGCCATTTCTCGTCCTCAATGGTTGAGGATCAGTGACTAAAGACCTCTTTATACAGGGCCTCTAATCGCTTCTCCCAGCCGCCGGTTAGGAATCCAGAAAGCCTTGGATTCTGGTCTACGAGCTTATCGTATCGGAAGAATCGCTCCAACAGATATCGAGCACAGAGTTCTTTCATCGGAGTGAGTGTTGTCAACTGAACAGTCTGTGGCCCAACGATTCCATCGAGTTCACTGTTGTCCAGCAATAGAGCACGTTGGAGCAATCTCCCTGCATTCATCTTCGTTCTGCCTTCAGCGTCCTTCGGCTCTGTTCCGTGATTCACACAGGCGTCGAAATGGAGCAAGCTCAAAGGCCAAGCAAGTTTCTCGCAAGCTCCACGCTGCCAGAACCGCTCCCAGTAGATGGCTGAGTGCTCTTCCCAGGAGTGATCCGCGACACTTTGTGGCTCCTGTCCTTTTGTGACACGCCATGCGCTGTAAGTACGCTGAAGGATTCCGCAGCATGTAGCGCCGCCTGGATCGTCAGGAACATCTGTGAAGCAAGCTGCGTGAAATCCGTCTAGGCAGCGAGGGCTACACTCCTCGCGACGGATGAATATGAGCGCTGTCTCGAAATCTGTCATGCGTCTTCGATCCACACACTGTCGTAGCGAGTGAAACGATAGACCTTGTTAGCTAGTAACAAGAGATTGGCTGCGCCATGTGTAGCTATTTTAGCAGGAGGACCAAGGTTATGAACAACAGTCGTGAACCCGTCACCGAGTATACTGATTGCTTGACCATCTTGCCCATCATCGAAATAGGTGACGTTGTTCGCTACGGAGTTTCCAGCCTTGAACTTTGTGAGATTGAGCACGCTAGGCGTAGCATCGGCTGCCTTGAAGGTGCTCACGAACTCTTTATCTAAGACCAATTTGGTCTGCGGGCTTTCGATGATTACTTCGCGTGTTGTTCTGATTGGAGCTGTCATGTGCAGACAATCTCCGCAGGAGTTTCTAGTGTGATCACAGTGGCCGTCGGAACCTCAGTATCACAAACGTCAGGCGGCAGTATGGGATCAGCTTTCCGCACGAAGAACGCATCGAAGAATGGACTCGTCGCAATCGGTGTTCGTGGAGTGATACCGATAGGGAATGGAGGCTCTACGCCAGCTACCGGAATCGCTACTACTCCACCACCGTATTCACCAGTCTGTATCGGAGCACCGAATCCTACTCCCGTTCTCCAAGACTGGACGTTGTAGATTTCGTATTTATCGCCTACAGCCAGAATCGTTGAGAGATTGACGTTAACAGATTCGCCCTGCTCCCAGTTGAAATAACAGAAGTATCCGTAGTTAGCGTTGTACTTGTTCGCAGGGATGACGAATGTTTTGTTAACTGTCGGTCTAGCGATATCGGCTGTGTCAGTTCCACCGATACCAGTGCTAGCTTTCCAACCCGGAAAAGTCCGATTAACTCCACCATTGCGCCAGAGTGTGCTCGTGTTACTGTCTGGCGTTGTTACCGAGACTGGATTGGAATACTTGTTGTTCTGCCACTGTGTGAAGTTTGCAACCGAACCTGCTTGATTTATCTCGATAACGACAGTATAGCTGAGTGGAATGATCTCATTGCGATTGAACTTGAGTGATGGATTGCCGTCTACACGGAATGGCATAATGCGTACCGCACCGAAGGTCTGATCGAATGCGCTGCCGACCATGTAGTTATCTGAGACTTCCATATCTTCATTTGTTACGTTGTTGCCGCCGACATGCATCTGAGCTGAGGCTTCACTTTGAGTCGGTTGATACAGCACGTTGCGTAAGCACTGGCAGCCACGAGCTGGACTATTTACATTACCGCCGATTCCACCGAACAAGATGTTATCGTAGATATCTCCTGTTAAAGTCCCCAACGATCCAGCGCCCCACACGATGTTATCGTTCACCCAGATGTTGCGTAAGCCGTCATCGTGAGAAGCGCCTGTTCCAACGTAGATTTGAATACCGAGGCCGAGTTGGTTGAACACTACGTTATTCGTACAACGAAGCTTCGTGGCTACACCTTGATGCCGAAGGTACATTCCATGTACGCGGCTTGATGTATCTTCAGTGCCATTGTTGAAGCTGATGCAGCCGTAAACCTCCATCTCACCGTACTGGTAGTCAGCCGTGAAGCCACCATTGAGAATGCCGTTAGCGCCATCGTGCACGATAACGTTGATCGCTTTGTTACCAGACTGCGGTGTAGCACCAAACCAGATGCAAGTACCACGAGGATCGACGCGCGTTAGTACGGGACGATATACTTCAATTCCTTCACTTTTCCCGATAGTACCTAGTACCCAGTTGTAATTCCCGTTTATCTGTAGCGAGTCCTGATTGTCTCCACTAGCAATAATGCTGGCGAGTTCCCTTGGGAAGTTACGCCAGCGAATCTTGCCGTCAGGATTGTCTACGCCGGTGCCTATAGCACCAACTGTGTTGATCTGGAAACCATCTACCTTAGTATACAATCCTTTGCGGAGCCAGATCGTATCTCCAGCTACAATAACTCCGCCTGCCCCGCCGCACGCATAATCAAGCGTCCACGGAGATGTGATCAGCCCTGAATTAGCTGCTGATCCAGTTGGAGCTACGTAGTATTCGGCCATTAGAGCATCAGCTCGTCATAGCCAGGGACCTCGACGCCAGCCCTGTGAGAGTCGAATTGCTCTTTCTCTTCGGTTTGATCGGTGCCTGCAACGAGCGCAATCTGCGTAGCTTTCGCAGCCTGCGCTCCAACGTAGTCTCCGTTCACTCCGATGAAAGCCCGCCAAATAGCACCAAACAAGAGGATTTCTTGCCAGTTCTGTGGGAACTCTGGATCAGGATTTGTGCCGCTTAAATCAGTGAGCACTGTCCAGTAGTGCAGCGTTATCTCGTATGCTTTGTCGGGAGTTGGATGGAGACGAATCCCATCATTCTCACGGAAGTAACGCTCTGGCATTCCTTCCGCGTCTACAGTGTCTGTGAACGCTTGCTCGTATGCATCGGCTGTAGTACGATCAAGAGGTGTGTGCTTCAGCGTATTCGGGTCCTCGATTGCAATCCCTTGCAACGCCTCGAATGGTATAGGAACTTGGTAGAACTTCGTTCCTGCAACAGTCGGAAACGTTCCCGTTCTTTCCTTCTCACGGAACTTGAACTTGTCGAGGAGTTCCCAATACGCACGATTCAGATAGGTGTCGGCACCAGTTTTGCTTACGCTGTCCAAATCGGGCAAGTTAGTGGTGTCGTTACCTTCCAGCCCGATACCTTCTCTCAACTGTCGCCTTAGCGACACTATGTCAAGACCCACGAATTAGCTCCGCGCTGACGTTGATATATTCTTCGCTACCTCGAACAACGAACATCACTTGAGCGTTACATGGGCCAACTACGATATGACCGTCCATCACTGCAGCTATCGGAGTGGGAAATGGTACATCATTCACAAGTAACTCTAGGATAGTATCCACGAGTTTCTCGGTAACGATGTGCCACTTCCCACTCGGTAGCGGTACTATAGGACCGTATTTAGCAGTCCTAGGCCTCGCGGCAGCCAGGAGAGGGAGTCTCATAATTCTTTAACCTCTCTTTTGTCTAGAGTAGCGATTTCAGCTAGAACTCGTTCAACCTTCAGCTGATCTTCTTCAATTCCAGAGCTATTCTTTAGGCTTTTCATGGATTGAAGAAGAATAGCACAGTCAGCCTGTTTGGACTTAACGATCATGTAAGGCCTAATAGAGCTAAGGAAAGCAGCAGCCTTGTGCCCATACAATACCCAAGAGTACAAGTCCTTATTTGTTCTTACTTTACCTGCTTGACCAGCTGCTCTTTGAAGAAAAATTGAACCTTCAAAGTTATTCTTTAGCCAAGCAAGAAGTCTTGGATCTGTATTGGAGACTCGAACATACTGAGAATAGCCCTTAGCTCGTTTATCTTGACGAAAGCCAATGCATCCCTCTCCATCAACTATGCCAGCAGCATAGGCCAACACTTCTGGCTGGAGTGGAAGCCTCATTTAATTAGCTCCTATTGCAAGGAGACCAGCACGAGGAACACAGATGCAGCGCCAGCCGCTGCCTCCCAGGCCTTTCCGATCATCTTTCCGGTGTCACCAGCTGCCACATCAGTGGTCACCGTGCCTGTGAGCAAACGTCCAGCTGTGGTTGTATCAGGCCTGACGTATGCACCTTGTGCAATTGCAGCCTGCGCTACACCGTAGCACAAGCCCGTGATGCACACATAGACCTCTTGGTTCACGAGCGCAGCCTGTGCTCCAACATCCAGCTTGCGCTGAATCATGTTGCGCCCGAAGTTACGGCCACCGAGAACAATGCCGCAGGCTTTCAGGTGATTGCCTGTAACTGTGTCCTTGTTGACCGTGCCGTTAGCTGTGAGAATAACAGCATCCCCAACCAACAGCGTACCACCAGCGATTGCCCTGAGCACGAGACCACCAGATGCGATCTCGCTATCCCCTCCTTCATCATTGGAGAGAATCCAGGGCATCACTGTTACGCCACGAATCTGCGCCATACCATCCCTCTTTTCTTCAGAGTATTGGCGTTATGAAGGATTCGCCCCAGTCCAGCCGTGGAAGTCCACGAACCAGATCAGGAAACGAGTGGAGGCCTTGTACAGCGCGGCGTCCGTCTTGAAGTCGAAGCTGTCATCGAACTCGATTGGACGCCGTGTCAGATACCACGCATCGTTCAGGTTCGAGTCGAGAAGGAAATACGACTCAGCGTTCGCCTTGAAGCGCGATACCTGCTGCTTCAGGCCAGGGAGACGCTTCGGAATCGCGTTGTCTTGATTCTCCGCCGTGAACGGCTCCTTTTGGCTGCCGAAGATCTGCAGCGCCTTGGAGATGTACTTCGGAGAAACGACAACAGTGTCAGGATTGGAACGCGCAGGATCGCCGTTCCAGTCCTTCATCAGCGCGTGAAGATCGATCAGCGCGTTGACGCCAGCTACGGAGAACCCCACCACCGTCGTTGGCAAGTTTGCCATCGTGGCAGAAGAGTTGAACAGCGTATGGACTGTGCTGCAGAGTGCCAGTCCATCGATCCCCTTGAACGTAGCGCCTGCGAAGGCGTCGTCCAAGAGTGCTGCAGAGCGAACCTCGCTCGTCATGCGGCCAGCGTTCGCTAGCCACTTGGCTGCTTGATTCGCTTTCTTGTACTTGTCATCTTCGACAGTACGACGAGAGAGCGCGAACCCGAGAGCGAACTCCTTGTCCACCCCAACCACCTTACCACTGATGGCGGGATCTTCGAAGGTGATCTCTTCCAGGTCACCACGCTCCAGCAACCGAGACATTCCCGAGATGGCGACTGCCTCGATCTCCGGTCCATCCATCGTACCTTGACGCAAGAACCCAGGGAACTCTGGATCATACGTCGTCCAGTTATCCCTGAAGTCCTTACGAAGGCCAGACCGGAACAGATGATTGAATGCACCTTGGGTTAACATGGACTCCCCAAGTAAAGGTGAAAAACGTCATCCTCAACCGTTGAGGATGAGCCAGCCAGCCCAGGTCTATGGGTTGGCCAGGTTCGCTTCGAGGAACCGGAAGAACGCGATCTTGGCATCAATGTCGATGTCAATCACGCGAACCCGCTGGTTTGCGCCGTCTGCGGCGTCCAGCGTCCACTCGCCCGTACCAGCCTTCAGGATCGAGTAGGTCTTGCCAACATCGCCCTGCACTGGAGTGACGGGATCGGTACCGCCGTTCACGATGCGGCCTGTGAATACGGTCAGACGATTCGCTTTCGCGATCGTTGTTTCACGAACGCGTCCAGTTGTTGCTACGACAGTCGGGTTGAAGTTCATGTTGAAGCCCGGCTTTGAATCACATGCTTCCAGAGCAACACCGACGATAGCGGCTGGATCAGCACCACCCTCGATGATGTTACCCGTCGCGCCGCCTTCATATACCACTACGGCGCCTTTGACATACGTCTGGCCGACAGCGTACTGCATCGACTGATTCTCTGGTGCGCCGGCCCCTGCAAACCTTGCAGGCAAGAATGGACGACCCACATGTACTCCTTGTTGAGGTTAATAGAACATCCGTTGATTAGGCGCTACACTACCGCTTGCCTATCTCAGCTAAGCCTGCCGGAGCAGGATTGGCACTCTCGACGCGCCTCTTCGCCTCATTGATACCATCGTCAATGCCAGACTTTCCGACAGGAGTTTCCTTCCCCTCGTCTACTACGGGAAGGCCAATGTCCTCCTCAACTAGGTTCTTGAACTCCCTCTCCTCTTCCTGCATCTTCCTCTTCTTGTCCGCAGGTGAGCCATGTCGCTCGGCGTACATCTCTTTCTTCACTTCCTGCATGATCTCGAAATCCTCTTGCAGGCAGGTCATGAAGATCACGTCGCCTACGCGAGATGGTCCAGCCGCTGCGGGCTCCTGAGTATCTGGGTGCAGTGCACGCTTGTGAGCGTGCTCTTTGTCTACCCAGAATCCCAGCGCTTCCCAGCGCTCGATTTGATCGATCGCTACCCATTCGCCATGTAGCTCGCCTGGCAGATCGACGGTGAGTCGATCAACGATGTAGCCGCGTTCGAGAACACGCGCGATGCGAGCTTTCTTCTCAGCACGCTTCTTTCCAGCTGCTTCCTGGACCTTCTTTGCTTCAAGAGCAGCTGCGCGCTGATCAGCTATGGTGATAACGCGCTCTCCGCCGCTCGTCTGGACGGTCCTCTGCTCGCTCATTTGACCTTCCATGCTTCAGGGTTAGTGACAGAGCCCGCAGGCATATCGAGCGCTTTCAAATATTCCGCATCTGACATCTTGTTCTCTCTCGCGAGACGCCGCTCTTCCTCGCTCAAATCACGGAGCTTCGGAGGCGCGCCTGGCGCTGGAGCTGGGGGTGCGCTTGGACGCAGATGGGGAGGAGTGTTTGGTGGAACGGGATTCCCTCCTCCGGCTGCAGGCGCAGGTGCTGCAGGAACGCCTGAAGGCTGAATCCAGCCGAGGTCAATCCCACCCTTCACGCTTGAGATTGCTCCCATTACCATCTCTCTCGTGAGAGGAGCACCCTTTGACGTTGCGCCTGAAACGAGATTGTCAACGTAGCTCTCTCCAACATCGAGAACCCTCGCGATACTTGGATTACCTCTCAGCTCATTCTTGATCTTCGACAGCTCGTCGTTGGTCGAGTAGGCTTGAACGAAGCCCTTGAGAGGAGCGATGGCTTCATTGATTTCTCGCTTTACGATCTCTGTCACAGACTCGACGGGCCTGTCGTAGAAGCCCTTGGTTTGAGCTGCTGAGTCTGGAGTTGGAGGCTTTGGAGCTTCCACTCTCTCAACTCTTTCCGTTAGCTCTCTGATTCTCTTCTCTTGCTCACCGCCGGCTCTCATGTAGAACGAGAGCATTCTGTCCTTGTGATCCTGAGACATTCCAGCAAACGGATCTGGTGCTCCGCCTCCGCCATTCCCTGCCGGTGCCGCTGGTGGATCAGTAGGCGAAGGTGCTGGGCTTGGGGCTGGTGGATTCTCCGGTGGATCTGTCGGCTTGACTGGCGCTATCGGGGCTGCCATCTAAGTCCTCCTCCATTCTAGTGTCGTACAACGAACGTGCGGCATTCCTAACTAGTGTGATGCCGCGACTATAACCACGCTTCTCAAGTGCATCCTCTGCGTTCTTAAACGCCTGCAGTTCGTGCAGCGCCACTTCCTCGAAGCATCGC